AAGATCTACAGTATTATGGATTGGTACATCACCAAAAGTATTTGGTTATAATTTACATACAAACATTGTTGCAAATATTCCAGAAACGGTAAAACTTCCGGACAGTTACTTATTTGATTATAATTTTAATGGAATGGTACATGAATGTCCTTTATTTGATACAAACATCTTTGATATAAACGAAATAACAGAATCACTTAAAAATTAATTATGGTAAAAAAAATATTTTTTCAAAGCTCACTACCTAGAGCAGGGTCAACACTCTTACAAAATGTAATGGGACAAAACCCAGAATTTTATGTAACACCAACATCTGGTGTTTTAGAACTTGTTTATGCTGCAAGAGCAAACTATACAAACTCTCCAGAATTTAAAGCGCAAGATCAAAATCTCATGAGAGACGGGTTTTTAAACTTTTGTAATCAAGGAATAGAGGGATTTTTTAATGCTGTTACTGATAAACCTTATGTTTTAGATAAAAGTAGAGGTTGGGGGGTTCACTATGGTTTTCTAAATTCATTTTATCCAAATCCTAAAGTAATTTGTATGGTTAGAGATTTAAGAGGAATTTTTGCTTCAATGGAAAAAAACTTTAGAAAAAATCAACATATGGATTCTGGTATTGTAAACCACGCACAAATGCAAGGAACAACAACAGAAAAAAGAATTGATATATGGGCACAATCACAACCGGTTGGTCTTGCAATAGAAAGACTACAACAAATTTTTAAAGAGGGAATTAATCAAAATATGTTGTTTGTTAAATTTGAGGACTTTAGTTCAAATCCAAAACAAGAAATGCAAAGAATTTATAACTACTTGGAGCTACCATATTACGAACACGATTTTAATAATGTACAACAGATCACCCAAGAAGATGATGCGGTATATGGAATCTATGGTGATCATAAAATAAAAAGTAAAATAGAACCTTTAAAACCAGATTATAAAGATGTGTTAGGTGTTAATGCCTCAAACTGGATTAAATCAAAATATCAATGGTTCTATGATCAATTTGGTTATTTTTAAATTATGAAAGAAAAAAAGATTTATTGGTTGACAGGACAACCCGGTGCCGGAAAAACAGTTTTGGCTTTAATGTTAAAAACAATTTTAGAAAAAGAATATGGAAATGAAGTATTTCATATTGATGGTGATGAATTGAGAAGATTATTTAATAATCAAAAATATGGAAGAGAAGGTAGAGAAGAAAATATTAAAAGGGCACAAGATATTGCTAAATTTTTACTTGTTCAAGGACACGATGTTATTGTAAGTCTTGTTACACCATATAGGGAATTAAGAGAAACTTATAAAAATGATTTACAAAATTTATTGGTTGAGTTTTATGTTCACACAACAGACATTAGAGGTAGAGAACATTATCATACTGATGAATATGAAAAACCTTTAACTAATTTTATTGATATTAATACAACAGGAGTTGATCCACAAGAATCATTAAATGAAATAATTAAACACATATGAGTTGGGAAAGAAAAAATCATGGTGGGAGACCAACATCAAATACAGATAAAAAATACGCAATTTTTATAGGTCGGTTTCAACCATACCATTATGGTCATATCGAATTAATAGAACAAAAATTAAAAGAGGGTACACCTGTTTTAATTATGGTGAGAGATATTGAACCTGATCAAAAAAATCCTTTTACAACAGAACAAACAGTATCAATGATTAAAAAATATCACGAATCTGAAAATGATGATGTTAAAGTTATTGTTATTCCAGATATAGAATCTGTTAATTTTGGAAGGGGGGTTGGTTATGAAATAAACGAATACATACCGCCAAGAGACGTTGCAAGTATTTCTGCAACTGGTATTAGAAATTGTATTAAAAATAAAGACGACTATTGGAAAAAACTTGTTGATCCAGTTATTCAGGAAGACGTTTTAAATTATCTAACAAATGAAAACACAGAGCAAAACTTATCAAATTAGATATAATACAATTTCAAAAGACGACACAGAAAGATGGAGATTAATTGAAAATGGAAATGAAATCTTGGTTTCTGATATTATAATTGATGGGCACACACAAACAACAAAAGATTGGATGCCAGAAATAAATGATTATAAATGGCATATAAGTTGTGTTGGTCATTGTGTTGTTAAAAATAATATTGCGTACATCACAACAATTAAAGAAGAATCTGTTGTTGTAAGACACATACTAAAAACATTAACATATAGATTTTTTGCAACATTAACAACAATATCAACCGCTATTTTACTTGGTGCCTCAATTGAGATATCATCGTTAATTGGTCTCGGTGAATTACTAATCAAACCAATCATATATTTCTTTCACGAAAGAATATGGTATAAATTTATTAAAGTTAAAAAATAATATTTTTCAGGTATTTATCACTAAAAGGTGAATGGAATATATTATTACCATAAATAGTGTTACATATGATGGGGAATTTGCTAGTATTTTGTTTAATCCACAAGATACTGATGTTGTAATAAATTTAGGTTTAGTACAACTTCCTTTTACGTTTAACTCTGGATTACTTGATCCACCAAGAGAAATTTACGGAAATTATACAATATTGGTCCAAGGATCTGATTGTTCAAAAACATTAAAAGTTCCGGCACCAACACCTACTCCTACACCAACAGTTACACCAACAAGGACCCCAACTCCTACACCAACTACAACTCCTACACCAACACCAACAAACGATCCGTGTCCTACAAAAACACCAACACCTACTCCAACAAAAACACCGGAACCAACAGTTACACCTACAAAAACACCAACACCTACACCGACATCAACTCCGTGTAAGACGCCAACACCTACTCCGACACCAACAACAAGTTTGTTACCGGCACCGTCTGGAATATATTATGGTAAATTTACTGGTACAACGGTTACTGGTGGTGATATATCAACATTTACATTTGTAACAACAAATGACCCAACAAATTCATATGTTACATTCCCAACTGGAACAGCATATGGTTACATTTTAATTCCAATCACACTTTCTCAACCGACTGGATTTAGAGATAGTGATGTTGGATGTAGTGGATTTAACATTCCAATGAATAACATTGGGACAATAATTATTATAGATGGAAATGGTTTTCCAATAACATATAACATTTACCGAACATTCTTCCCATTCTTTGGTGATACTGATTGTTGGTTGTGTAATTAAAAATAAAGTATGATGAGTTTTTCTCTTTCTGGTGGAGTTGAGGTGTATGGTTTTATAGCACCTACAGAAATTACGGATGAATATCCAGTGATAGATCCGTTATACGGTATTGATGGATTTAGAAATGTTGATACTTTATCTGATTTAAATTCAATTCCAAATTTAAGAAGAAGAGCTGGAATGGTTGTTGGTATTAGTGGTGGAACTCAATACTACAAATTAAATCCTGGACCTTGGACTGGAACAATAACTGACTGGACTATTTTTAATTCTGGTGGTGGGGGTGGGGCATTTACTGGTGGTACCGTAACTGGTGATACAATATTTACACAGGGAGTAACAGCAACAACATTTTCTGCATCAACATATCTAGGACTACCTTTAGATGTTTTTGTTACTGGTTACACATATCAAGATAACACATTTACAATATCAGATTCTTCAGGAAATACATTTTCCACAACAATAGATGTAATGACTGGCCTTACAGTTAATGGGGTATTATCTGCAAATACTTTAAACGTAAATAACGTTTCAATCACTGGTGATACATATACGACAGGTGGCACATATTCAAACGGTATTTTAGATTTTTATAATAATAATGGTGGTAGTTATCAAGTTACTGGGTTATACACAGGACAAACAAGTTATGTTAATTCTTTAACAACCGGTATTGGTTTATCTGGTGATTCAACTACCGGAAATATAACAATTATAAACACAGATCCAGATCAGATAGTAACAATAAGTGGGGGTACTAATGTTGACGTAACCGGAACATATCCTAATTTTAACATTGCGCTTACTGGTTTATCGGATAATAATGTCTATACAACTGGATTCACATATCAAGATAATACATTCACAATATCAGACAATTCTGGAAATACATTTTCTGCAACAATAGATGTAATGACTGGTCTTACTGTTAATGGATTATTATCTGCAACAACATATCAAAACTTACCACAATATTATGCCGGAATTATAAGTGGATCGACAAATTGGATTGATAATAATGACGGTTCTATTACCTTACCTAACTTAAAAGTGGCCCTATTTAGTACGTCAGATTTTTCCGGATCACTAAATCTTTATGACCTCTCAACAACAACATTTGTGTTAAATAATAACGACACAAATTATATTGGGATTGATTATAATGGTGGATCACCAATTTATTTTTTATCTAATAATGATGGTTTAATAAATGATAGTGATGTAATATTATATTTGATTGTATATAGGGCAAATAATTTTTTACACGTTTTAGAGTTTGGTGATTATGGTTCCGGATTACCAAACAAATTAAATGATCGAGTTTTAATGACCGATAGGTTTGCACACGAAAGTGGTTGTATTTTAGGTTTAAGTGGTACAACTGGAATTGTAACATTGACCGATGGGGTTGTTTGGAATGGTGTGTATAGACAAATTATGTCAGCCATAACATCAAACGATGGGATATTCTTTCAAAACTACCATATTGGTGGTAACTGGGTTTATACAACAACAGCCTCAACACTTAATAATAAATTTTATGATAATGGTACAAACCTTGTAAGTGCAACAACAGGAAATTATTTAGTTAATTGGTATTTTAGAGGACAAGAAGTAAACGATCATTTATATGAAGTTTTTGGAAATAACGAGTATCCAAGTGTTGCGGCGGCCGAAATTTCTTTAGAACCACTATTACCAGAATTAGTAACATCACACGCTTTTTTAGTTGGTAGAATTATTGTTGGTGTTGACCAAACAACAGGACTAACACAGACAGCATTTGTAACACCTTTTGTATCTTCCCAAGTTACAAATCATAATGATTTACTTGGGTTACAAGGTGGTGGTCCTGGTGAGTACTACCACTTAACATCAAATGAATATAATAATTTAGTTTTAACAAATATTGATAATAATTTTAGTGTTGGACAAACAATAAATGGTGGTCTTACTGCAACAACAATAAGTGGTGGAACTTATTATGGTGATGGTTCCAATTTAGTTGGGTTGAATATTTATAAACTGACTGGTGGTACTGAAGGTCAAATACTTTCAAAAGACTCATCATCTGATTATGATTATAGTTGGAAATATGATAATGAAGTTATACAACTTCAGATAATTTCTGAAGGTAATACAATTAGTGATGGTTTTAAAGGTTACAGATATATTGATAAAGACTTAATATTACATAGCGCTAAAGTTTTATCAAATTCTGCGGCAACAGTTGATTTTAGGATTGACTTAACCGGATCAACAGTTGGTACAATTGGTTTAACTGGACAAACATATAATGTGGATAATGTTTTATCTGGTTGGACAACATACATAAATGGTGGTAATTTTATTGAGTTTTACGTAGATGTACCAGGATTTATAAATACAACACAGGGAACTGTTATTTTAATAATTGAAGGATATAAAAAAATATAAAATATGAGAACAACATACACTTACGATTTTAACGATACGTTAAATCCAATTACATCATACAATCAGAATAGTGCAAATACTGGTAGTATGATATTCAAATATACAGATTTAAGTGGGGTCAATTACGTACAACCAATGAAAAATACACCTTATTACATTTATTTACAACAAGGTACTTTACAACAAAACTATCCATACGTTGTCCAATGGAGTAATGATATTGATTACATTTTTACCGTGTATGCCGCTGGTGCCCAATCAGTATTACTTATTGGTTTAACAAAATATCAAAGATCTACAAATACTTTTACTGCTTTAGGTAGAATACAAATGACACCATCATTAGCCGCCGGTACTAATAAACAATTAACATCGGTTAGAGCTTATATACACAGACACAATAGTGGAACTGTTGGTGTCTCTGGTACTGCAGTTACTGGGTTAGGTACAACATTCCAGTCTTCAAGAATTGCAACAGGCGCAAGAATCGGTTTTGGTACAACAGACGCAACTCAAGTAACAACTTGGTATGAAATATCAACAATAACAAATGATGGTTCAATAACTTTATCAACTTCCGCAGGAACCATTCCAGCAGGAACATCTTACGTTATTGAAGAGTTGCGAGTTTTTTGTACACATTTAAGGTCGGCAACATTTAATGCGGCTGGTTTAATCGTTGTAAAAGGATTACACGAAGGTGTTTTTGGTTCACCAACAATTATTCCAGAATCAACAACTATCGACAACATAAGAGCGTTCTACAAACTAGACCCAGGATTATCAGAAATACAATACCCAAACGGTCTGGTAATTGATGATCCTGTATCTGATACAGAACAATATTGTTATGTCTATAATAGACCATCAGGATCCACAACAAATATTGAATTTTTTAAATATAATGTTAGAGCAGCTTTAACCTTAACAAGTGGTGTTACAAACAACGCATTTACATTAAGAACTGCTTCTGTTGTGTTAGTTGGGACACAATTATTAAGTAGTGTTAGGATTGCAACAACAAACCATGGTCCGGCATCAGGGGTTAAATCAATATATTTGTTAACAAGTTCTAGAATATATGCGTGTCCATTATCACTAATTACAGCAGGATCTACTTCATTTTTAGCGTATGCTCACTTACAAACACCACCAGGAACTACCAATACATTTGGTGTGTCAACATATGGATATTTTGATTATGCCGGATCAATAGATACCTTTATTACTGCAAATTCGGCAGCACCTTTACAAATGAACTTAGAAAAATTTGGTGAGGTATCTACAAGATATTTTTATCCAAATATCGGAAGAGTTAGGAATCCGTCAACAGCCGCTGATGCTGGTGAATTTTATACTAATTCAGGGTCTTTGACAAATATCTGGGCTGAAAATGGAATTCTATATTCAATTGTTGGTGTAACAACAAACAACTATATTTATGCAATCCCAATAAACGTTGATAGTGATTATGCGATAAACACAAATCAATTTATAACAACACCAGTTATTAACACACCAGGTTGTACTGGATTTTATAGTGTGACACTTGATATGGATCAATTTAGTGGTTCAGACGTTTTAGGTTCAGTTGCCGATAATGTAAGACCATATGTTAGAACAACGGGGATAAGTGGTAACACAGGAACGTGGTTAAGGGTACCTGATAATGGTGATATATCAACATTGGTTGGGGGTGCTAATGAAATACAGGTTGCTATTACATGGCAGACGATGGGGATGTTGGGTGCATATCCTTGGGTTTATTCTGTTAATGTAACATATGAAGACGGTTCGCAAGATAGTCATTATTTACCTTCATTAGCGAACTCATCAGCCTCAAGTAGGATTTTTGCGTTTTATCAAGCACAATTATGGAACTCAAATATTCCTGATTTAAGAATAAGATTATATAATGCAACAACAGGATTTTTAATATTAGACGATGATGTTACTACATCATTATATGGTACTTGGGAGTATTCAAGTAACGGTGGTGTGTCTTGGAATCCTTGGAATAGTTCACAAGATGTTGTTGGTAACTATATTAGATATACGGCATCAAGTCTACCCGCAAATACACTAATAAGAGCTTTGTTAACAATTAGTTAAAATGAATGATATACTTTTTTCTAGAAATTTATTTTTTATAGGACCAACAGATGGTTTTATACCTGGACCTATTTTGGGGATTGAACCAATAAATTTATTTTTATTACAAACTTTCTATAGGGAAATAATAATAATTTCATAATGTCACAACAGATAACAATAACAGGAGTAACAGGTACTGGACCGTATCAAGTCCAAGTTTGTGATATTACAAACACAACATGTGTTATTGTTACGGGATCCACAAACATTCCACCAACATACACTTTTGATGTTCCAACACCTTTTGAGGATGTATCACAATTACTTATAAAAATTGTTGATTCAACCGGGTGTAACACATTCCAATATTATTCTTGTCCACCAACTCCAACACCTACACCAACACCTACTTTAACACCAACACCAACACCAACATATTTGTGTTATTGTATAACAGCTCAAAACACAACAAATCAAAATGGTTATTTTGATTATACAGATTGTAATGGAAATTATGTTTCATCTGTGTTTATCCAAAGTGGTGTAACATATTTTACATGTGGTATTAATCCAACAAACCAAATAAATGTAAAAACAAATGTTGGTGGTTTTTGTGATTCAAATCAGTCATGTCCGACACCATCTTGTACGCCAACACCAACAAATACTCCAACACCAACACCAACAAATAGAGGAAGATATAAATCATTACATAGAACAACAAATACATCAACGGGATCAAGTGCTGCAAATCAATTAAGATTACCACTTGAATCAACCGGTAATTACGCATTTACAGTTTTCTGGGGTGATGCAACATCTGATTTTATAACAGTATGGAATGATCCTGCGGTAACTCACACATATGCAGCTCCAGGTGATTATCTTGTAGAGATAGATGGTATAATAGAAGGGTGGAGATATAATAATACTGGAGATAGAAAAAAAATATTATCGGTGTCAGATTGGGGAATATTAAAATTTGGAAACAATGGTGATTATTTTTATGGTTGTAACAATCTAACACTTAATTCTGTTAACGATACACCAGATATATCACTTACAACAAACATGTCTCAAGCATTTAGAGAATGTACGTCTTTATCATCATTTAATAATTTAAATTCTTGGAACACATCAAGTGTTGATGACATGTCGTACATGTTCTCATTTTGTCCGACCTTTAATCAAAATATTGGATCCTGGGATGTTTCTAATGTTACAACAATGCAAGGTATGTTCTATGACGCACAACTATTTAATCAAGACATATCAACTTGGAATACAACTTCATTAGATGATGTTTCATACATGTTTTCAGATGCGACAAACTTTAATCAAGACATATCAACTTGGAATACATCTAGTGTTACAAATATGTCAGGAATGTTTACAGATGCAATTTCATTTAATCAACCAATTGATTCTTGGGATGTAACAAATGTAAATTTAATGAGTTATATGTTCCAAGGTGCTAATTCATTTGATCAAGACCTTGGTTCTTGGAATGTTATAAATACATATGATATGTCTGGTATGTTTGATGGGATTGCTCTATCAACACAAAACTATGACTCAATATTACAAAACTGGGCATTACTTTCTCCACTACAACCAAATGTTATTTTTGATGGTGGTAACTCACAATATTCTGTATCATCATTATCGGCAATAACCGAACTTACGTTATTTCCAAATTATTGGGTAATAACAAATGGTGGTCAATCAAGATTTGAATCGACTTGGGATACAACACTCACAAGTGGTGGTTCATCGGCAGCTAATCAAGTTGATTTACCACTTAATGCTTTTGGTGTTTATAATTTCTTTGTTGATTGGGGTGATGGAAATTCTGACACAATTACCGTCTGGAATGATCCTGCACAAACACATACATATACAACACCAGGGGTATATACAATAAAAATTTATGGTCAGATAGAAGGGTGGAGATTTAATGGTACCGGCGACAGAAATAAATTATTAAGTGTTACAAGTTGGGGTTCTGATTTTAGATTAGGTAATTTTGGTGGAAATTATTTTGATGGTTGTAGTAATCTAGATCTAAGTAGTGTCCAAGATATACTATACTTAAACGGTACTTCACTTTTAGTTAGTGCATTTGCAAATTGTACAACATTAACAACTGTTAATAATATGGATCTATGGGATACATCTTCTGTTACAAATATGTTTGCTATGTTTGATGGTGCAACATCATTTAACCAACCAATTGGGACTTGGGATACATCTTCTGTTACAAATATGGGTGCTATGTTTAGGCTTGCAACATCATTTAACCAACCAATTGGAACATGGGACACATCTTCTGTTACAAATATGGGTGCTATGTTTAGGAGTTCACCATCATTTAACCAACCAATTGGAACTTGGGATATATCATCTGTTACAAATATAAGTTTAATGTTTCTTGGCGCAACATCGTTTAACCAACCAATTGGGACTTGGAATACATCTTCTGTTACAAATATGACCAGTTTATTTAATGGTGCAACATCATTTAACCAACCAATTGGAACCTGGAATACATCTTCTGTTACAAGTATGATTGGTATGTTTCAAAATGCAATATCTTTTAACCAAGACCTAGGGACGTGGAATGTTACATCACTTATAGATGCTACAAATATGTTTGCTGGTGTAACATTATCAACACCAAATTATGATTCATTACTTATTGGTTGGGCATCATATTTAGGTGCGTTACAATCTGGAGTTCCATTTAACGGTGGTGGATCACAATATACATTATCAGCAGTTGTATCTAGAGGATATTTAACAGGAACAAAATTATGGACAATTACAGACGGTGGTCTAGTTTCATCGGCAATATTTGTTTCAAATTGGAGTACATCAAATACAAGTATTGGTTCTTCGGCCGCAAATCAAATACAACTACCTTTAGAAATAAGTGGTACTTATAATTTTACTGTAGATTGGGGTGATGGTTCACCAATAGATACAATTACAGTTTGGAATGATCCTTTAACGTTACATACATATGCAATACCTGGACTATACACAATAACAATAACGGGTCAAATAGAAGGTTTTAGATTTAATAACACAGGTGATAGAAATAAATTATTAAGTGTAACAAGTTGGGGAACTGGTTTTAGATTGGGTAATAACAATGGCTATTTTTATGGGTGTACAAATTTAGATTTGAATGGTGTTTCAGATATTTTAGATTTAACTGGAACTTTAAACATGTCGGCGGCTTTTAGAGATTGTACTAATCTTGGGTTTGTAAATAATATGGATTTGTGGAATACATCTTCTGTTACAACTATGCTTGCTTTATTTAATGGTGCAACATCATTTGATCATCCAATTGGAGCTTGGGATACATCCTCTGTTATAAACATGGGTAACATGTTTCAAAATGCAACATCTTTTAACCAACCAATCGGAACTTGGGATACATCTTCTGTTACAAACATGACCGGTATGTTTGGTAGTGCAACATCTTTTAACCAACCAATCGGAACCTGGAATACATCTTCAGTTATAAATATGTCTGCTATGTTTGCTAGTGCGACATCATTTAATCAACCAATTGGAACTTGGGATACATCATCTGTTATAAACATGATTGGTATGTTTACTTTTGCAACATCATTTAACCAACCAATTGGAACTTGGAATACATCTTCTGTTACAAGTATGATTAGTATGTTTCAAAACACAATATCATTTGATCAAGATTTAGCTACTTGGAATGTTACATCACTAATACTTGCCGGAAATATGTTAGATAATTGTGGTTTAAGTCAAACAAATTATAATTTTTTACTTATAGGTTGGGCAACACAAATATTACAATTGGGTGTAACATTAGGTGCGCTAAATATACAATATACACAACCACCAAGTGCCGCAGCATTAGCAAGAAATGCGGTTATTATTGGAACTTATGGTTGGACGATAGTTGGTGATATTCCGGTTCCATAACCATTTATTTATCCGTATTATTTTTTATTTTTAAATTAAAAATATTAAATGAATACAATATTTGTTCAAATCGCATCATTTAGGGATCCCCAACTTAATCCAACAATTAAAGATATGTTGGAAAATGCAAAATATCCAGAAAATTTAAGAATAGGAATTTGTAATCAATATAATCCGGAAGACGATTTTAATATTGATGAATATAAAGATGATGAAAGATTTAGAATTGACGATGTAATTGACACAGATTCAAAAGGTGTTTGTTGGGCCCGACATATGGTACAACAAAGATATAGTGGAGAAACTTACACATTACAGATTGATTCCCATATGAGATTTGTAAAAAACTGGGATGAAGAAATGATACAGATGATTACGGACCTACAAGATAAGGGTTATAAAAAACCATTATTAACCGGTTATGTTTCATCATTTGATCCGGACAATGATCCAAAAGGAAGAACACAAGAACCATGGAGAATGGTATTTGATAGATTTACTCCGGAAGGTTGTGTTTTCTTTTTACCTGAAACAATACCTGGATGGAAAGAATTAAAAGAACCAATAACGGCAAGATTTTATTCGGCACATTTTTGTTTTACATTAGGACAGTTTGCAACTGAAGTACAACACGACCCAAATTATTATTTCCATGGAGAAGAAATCTCAATTGCCGTTAGGGCATACACACATGGTTATGATTTATTTCACCCACACAAAGTTTTAATCTGGCACGAATATACAAGAAAAAATAGAACAAAACATTGGGATGTAGATAAAGAGTGGTATAAGAAAAATGATGCGTCACACAAAAGAAATAGAGAACTACTTGGTGTTGACGGAGAAGTATTTTCAGGAGATTCAAGTTTTTATTACGGGACTGAAAGAACAATAAGAGATTACGAAAAGTATTCCGGAATTTTATTTGAGAAAAGAGCCATACAACAATATACAATAGATAAAAAATATGCACCAAACCCATATGAGTTTGAGACAGAAGAAGAATGGAAAGATAGTTTCCTTTCAATATTCAAACACTGTATTGATTTATCTTTTGACATGGTTCCGGAAACAGATTATGATTTTTGGGTTGTTGCATTTCATAATGAAAAAGATGAAACATTATTTAGAAGAGATGCTGACCCGACTGAAATTTCAATGATGATGAAGGATCCGGATCGTTATTGTAAAATATGGAGAGAATTTAATACTACTGAAAAACCTAAATATTGGGTGGTATGGCCACATAGTATATCAAAGGGATGGAGAGATAGAATAACCGGACAATTATGATTACATTAGTTACTGGTTTATGGGATATTGGAAGAGGGGGTCTAGCTGAAGGTTGGTCTCGTTCATATTCACATTATCTTGATAAGTTTGAACAACTTTTAAAGGTAGAAAACAATATGATAATCTTTGGTGATCAAAGATTAAAAGAATTTGTTTTCCAACACAGAGAAGAACATAACACACAATTTATTTTAAAAAATGTAGATTGGTTTAAAAATAATGAGTTTTACGATTTAATCCAAAAGGTAAGAACAAATCCATCATGGTTTAATCAAGTAGGTTGGTTAAAAGATTCTACACAAGCAAAACTTGAGATGTATAATCCACTTGTAATGTCAAAGATGTTTTTATTACATGATGCAAAACTCCTTGATAGGTTTGATTCAAAATTAATGTACTGGATTGATGCCGGAATTGTAAATACGGTTCATCCTGGGTATTTTACTCACGACAAAGTATTAGACAAAATAGAAAAACAATTTAACAAGTTTACATTTGTATGCTTTCCTTATGATGCTAACACAGAAGTTCATGGATTTGATTATAAAAAAATGTGTGAGTTGTCCGGAAAACAAACAAAGATTGTTGCTCGTGGAGGGTTTTTTGGTGGAGACAAAGATTCAATATCACAGATGAATGTTTTTTATTATAATCTTATGATGGAAACATTAAAGTCCGGATATATGGGTACTGAAGAATCTTTATTTACAATCCTTTTATATCAACACCCATCACTTATTGATTATTGTGAAATTGAATCAAATGGTTTAGTTTATAAATTTTTTGAAGATTTAAAAAACAATCAGGTTTTAATTAAAAATGAAGGGAAAAAAATAAAGACAAATCTTAATGGTGATGTTGGACTTTATGTGATTACATTTAATTCACCAAAACAATTTGAAACTTTAATAACGTCAATGTTGGACTACGATCCAGATTTTATTCATAAGACAAAAAAATATTTACTTGATAACTCAACAGACCTTTCAACAACACCAAGGTATAGAGAACTATGTGATGAATATGGTTTTGAACATATAAAGAAAAATAATATTGGTATTACTGGTGGAAGACAATTCATTGCCGAACATTTTGATAACGAAAAAACTTTATCTCATTATTTTTTCTTTGAGGACGATATGTTCTTTTATAACGGAAAAGAAATAACATGTAAAAATGGATTCGTAAGAAAGATTGATAACATATTTGAAAAAACTTTAGATATAATAAAAAAAGAAAACTTTGATTTTATTAAATTAAATTTTACAGAGTTTTATGGGTCACACAATAAACAATGGGCTTGGTATAATGTCCCACAAGAGTTTAGACAAAAACACTGGCCAGACAATCCAAGACTTCCAAAACAAGGTCTTGATCCATATTCACCAAACTTGGAATTTAAACATATAAAATCACACAAAGGTCTTGCTTATGTTTCCGGAGAAATATATTTATCCAACTGGCCAATATTAATGACAAAACAAGGAAATTATAATTGTTATATTAAAACAAAGTTTCAACATCCATATGAACAAACCTTAATGTCAAATTGTTATCAAGAGACAATTAAAGGTAATGTTAAACCTGCATTACTACTATCAACACCAACAGAACACGACAGATTTGAATTTTATGATGGTTCATTAAGAAAAGAATGTTAGTAGCTATATTTATAGTAAAAACATTTAATGGAATTTTTCATCAAAAAAAATGCAACACTTCCTGTTTTAAAAATGCAAGTCGTTAAAGACGGACGCAGTGACTATAATAATTTTATGGATTTTATTGAGGAATCTGCAATATTTTTTTCTATGACAGATATTGAAACCGGTATTCCAAAAATTGTTACAAGACCGGCAGGGTTTGTAAAAAAAGAATTAATGGATCCGAATGCACCATTTGAATATTATGTATACTACCAGTTTCAATCAAAAGATACAAGAAAGATAGGAAGATACGAAGGTCAGTTTCTTTTAAGAAATAATGACGGTGTTTTAATTCTACCAATAAGAGATAAACTATTTATAAACATACAGGAAAGTTTCATCGCTGATGATCTTCCTTATGAAAATTGTTATGTTTCGGAATTTCCTTGTTGTTTAAAAACACCGGTAATACCTGTGACTACAACGACAACAACAAATCCAATAACAACAACGACAACAACAATAATAATATAAAAATAAAAAAACTATGGCAAATTTACCAATATCAGTATTACCTAATGTAACAGCAAGTGGTGTTACACCAACAGACCTTTTGGTTATTGTGAATTATGATGTTCTAACCGGAACAACAAAAAATATTACAACAACAGATCTTAAAACTTATATAAATTCAGGACAAACACAACTTTATGAAGTTGGTTCCGGTACAGATTCAACACAAAGAGTTGGTGTAAACAATGACGCAATTGGTAATAATTCAGTTGTAAGTGGTGGATTTAATAACACAGCTAGTGGTGACTGTTCTATTGTTGTTGGTGGTTCAAATAATATTGCTTCAGCTGATTTATCATTTATTGGTGGAGGAGTATTAAACCAAACTACAGGAATAAGGTCATCAATAAATGGTGGTAACCAAAACACAATTGGTACATTCTCATCATACTGTAATTGTCCAATATTCGGTTCAACAATTGGTGGTGGTTCTTTGAACACGGTTTCTTCATATAGTGCTTGTTATCAGAGTTACGGAAATACAATTGCTGGAGGTACTTGTAATACAACAGTTTCATCATACCTTAATGGACAAACAATAGGTGGTGGTGTTTTAAATAGAACATCTTGTGACAATTCAACTGTAAGTGGTGGATATAATAATAAATCGTTAAGACCAAATTCAAACATTGGTGGAGGTATTAATAATATAAACTTTGGTGATTCATCTGTTATAAGTGGTGGGGACTCAAATGAAATAGGCCAAGGAGCTGGTTTAGTGGGTACAATTTTATCTGTTAATTTAATAAATTATACAGGTACCGGAGTTTCTGACGGTATTTATACCTCAAGCGGAACAACAGGTAGTGGAACTGGCGGCGTTTTTCAAATTCAATTTAAAACAAACGTACCAAAAGTTATTGCAATTTTAAATGGTGGACAAAATTATATTGTTGGTGACGATGTTGTTTTACTAGGTTCAGATTTTACTGGTGGATCAACACCACAAAGTGATATAATTTTAGATGTCTCAGCTGTATCAACTGCAATACCAGGAATTAGTGATGTTATTGGTGGTGGACAATTAAACACAATTACAAGTTGTTTTAGTTTTATTGGTGGTGGTGCAAACAATACCTCAAAGGATTGTAATTTTACATTCATTGGTGGTGGTGTAAATAACACAATAAATTCTTGTTGCTCAACAATTGTTGGTGGAGACACAAATATAATATTTGGGACATCAACAAGTTCAATAATTGGCGGTGGTACACAAAATACAATATTAAATAACTCAAGTAACTCTTTTATTGGTGGTGGTATACAAAACACAGTTATAGAAAGATGTTCATTTATTGGTGGTGGAAATAATAATTACACAACCGGATTTAACAATGTAGTTGGTGGTGGAAGTTTTAATTCAGCAAGTAGTTATTGTTCTTTTATTGGTGGTGGTGCTTGGAACACAACAACTGGTACGAGATCAATTGTTGCTGGTGGTGGTGGTTCTTGTCAAGCTTTAGGTAATAGAGCAATTTCAGATCACTCCTCAATTTTGGGTGGTTTAGGTAATATTGTTAATAGTTGTGGTTCAGTTGTTGTTGGTGGATGTTGTAATATATCAAGTGGGGATAGTTCATTTGTTGGTGGTGGTATTAGAAATACAACGACGGGTTCTTGTTCAATAGTTGGTGGTGGAAATAATAACGTAGCAATCAGTATAAATAATGTAATTGGTGGTGGAAGTTTTAATTCGGCAAGTAGTTGTTGTTCTTTTGTTGGTGGTGGTTCCGGAAATGGAGCACTTGGTGGCGGTTCAGCCGTTGTTAGCGGTTTTGGTAATAACGCAATAGGTTCTTGTTCCATTGTTGGTGGCGGTTTTGCTAACACATCAAGCGGTATATATTCGGTAATTAGTGGTGGATACTATAATACAGCAACTGGTTTACAAGCAACAATTGGTGGTGGGTCAACCAACAAATCGACTGGTTCAAAATCTTTTATTGGTGGTGGAGATAGTAATTTAGCATCTTGTATTATGTCAGTTGTTAGTGGTGGATTTTTAAATACGGCAAGTGATTATTACTCAACTGTTGGTGGTGGGATATCAAATACTGCTCGTGCATTCGCTTCAATTATTAGTGGTGGGAGGGAAAATACTGCTTCAGGTTTATATTCAATAATTGGTGGTGGTTATCAAAACTATATATGTTCACAATATTCCGGAATATTAGGTGGTATTGGGAATGAAGTACAAAATGATAACTCATTTATTATTGGTTGTAACATCACAACTGCATGTCCAAATACAACATATGTAAACTGTTTAAATATTGTTAATTTACCGACTGAAGCAAGTTTACCTTTACCAACTGGAACTTTATATAGATGTACTTCAGATAATTCAATTTATTCAGTACCATAATAAAAACTAAAACATATTTATAAATAAAAAAAGAAAATGGCAAATAAAAGAATATCACAATTACCTTTTGTAGGAAACACAGGTTATACCGTAAATGACATAATGCCAATTGTTAATTACGATGTATCAAGTGGAACAACAAAACACACACCATTATCAGATCTTAAAAGTTATATAATTAGTGGTTTAAGTGCAACAACACAACTTTATGAAGTTGGTACTGGTGTTGACTCAACACAAAGAATTGGTGTTGGTGCTGATGCTAGTGGTAATTGTTCAGTTGTTGCTGGTGGTTATTGTAACACAGCATGTGATAGCTATACAACCATAAGTGGTGGTTTTTGTAATACAGCAAGTAGTAGTTATTCATTTATTGGTGGTGGTAAAAATAATAAAAATTTAGGTGGCGCTAATTTTATAGGTGGTGGACTTTGTAATACTACAGATGGTAAAGCCTCATCAATTGGTGGTGGACTTTGTAATACTGCAAGTAGTAACTATTCAACAATAAGTGGTGGACTTTGCAATACATCAAGTGGATATTACTCAACAATAAGTGGTGGACGAGCTAACACATTATCTGGTCAATATTCAACAATTGGTGGTGGTTATAATAACGCATCAAATGGGATTTCTTCAACCATTGGTGGTGGTTTAAATAATATCGTTGATAATCAACTTGACGTAATTGGTGGTGGTGGTAAAAATATAACATTATTAAGTGGTACCATTGTTGGTGCTGCAACAATTTCTGGTGGGTATCAAAACACATCAGGAAATTACTATACCTTCAATGGTGGTGGATGTAGTAATGTAACACTTGGTGAATATTCAGTAATTGTTGGTGGTGCTCAAAATATAGATATTTCAGGTGAGGTTAATGGAGTTACTTTTAATTCTGGTAATTTATCTGGTATCACAGATAATACATATAACGTATTTCCAACAAACATTAGTGGGTATGGTTCTGGACTTCAGATTAGTTTTGATGTGAGTGGTGGTGTTGTAAGTAATATTATAGTAGTTACACCTGGTATAAGATATGAAGATAACGAATTTGTTTTAGTTTCTGGAAATACTATTAGTGGTTCATCACCAACAAACGATTTAATTTTTCAACTAAATGTAACAGAAAGTAGATATTCTTTTATTGGCGGTGGTTTTAGAAACACAACAAGAGGTATTTACTCAATGATAGGTGGCGGTCAAGAAAACGTTTCGGAAAATGATTTTGGTGTTGTTGTTGGTGGTTCTGGTAATACTTCTTCTGGTTATTATACAGTAATTGGTGGTGGTATAAGAAATACAAATGATAGTGATCTTGGTTTTATTGGTGGTGGTTTTTGTAATAGTGCAAGTGGATATGACGGTGTAGTTAATGGTGGTGGTTGTAATACATTAAATAATTTATATGGTGGTGTAATAGCTGGAGGAAGATGTAACACAGTTGTGGGTGTTTTAACAAATACAATTGGTGGTGGTTTTGGAAATAATGTATTTGCATTCGGCCAGTCAACAATTAGTGGTGGTTATTTTAATACAACGTTTAGTGATTACTCAACAATTGGCGGTGGTTCTTCAAATGTTATACAAACTATAACAGCAAGTGGTTATTATGTTTTTGGCTCAACAATTGGTGGTGGTTCTTTAAATACAATATCATCATATGCTGCGGCTAATAATTCTTATGGTAATACAATTTCTGGTGGATTTAGTAATTTAACAGTATCTTCCTATTATAATGGACAAACAATTGGTGGTGGAGTTGGAAATTTAACAAACAATGACTATGCAGCAATAAGTGGTGGTCTTCAAAACACGGCAAGTGGTTATTTATCATTTGTTGGTGGTGGTCTTTCTAACGTTGCAAATAGTTTTGGTTCATTTGTTGGTGGTGGTGCTTTTAATAAAGCAAATACCACTAACGCTACAATAAGTGGTGGTTTTTGTAATACAGCAAATAATAATTATGTAACAATAAGTGGTGGTTTTTGTAACACCGCAAGTGGTTATTATTCAACAATAAGTGGTGGACAACAAAATAAAACAAACGGTTCTAAATCATTTATTGGTAATGGAGAAAGTAATACAACAATTAATACTCATTCAGCAATTCTTGGTGGAAAATTAAATACAACACAACACGATTATTCGTTTATTGTTGGTAGCGGAATATTTACAACGGCAGCTAATACAACTCACGTCAATTGTCTACATATTAGTAATATCCCAACAACCTCTGCTGGTCTTGCACCAGGAACAGTATGGAATAATGCTGGTGTATTAAATATAGTATAATAAATAAAAACAAAATAAAAAAGAAAGATGGAAATCAAATTATTATTTAAGTATGAAGAACCAATTACAATTGGTGAACACAAAGTAATTGCAATTAGACAAGTACCAAGAGGAATTAGATTTAGAACTGAAAATGGACCAGTTCTTAAAGAAGTTGAATTTAAAGAAACTTGGACCGAACAGGAATTACACGCTTTATTATTAAATTAAAAAATTAAACCCCACCTAATAAAGTTGGAGTTTTTTATTTGACATTATTAGACCATTCCAATATATTTATTGAGGTAAGGTAAATGTCGTTTGATACGACAGCAAATGAACCACTCAAAAAAATATATAATGATTACAGCAGAAGAAATTAAATCGTTTCTAGAAGGAAACGACCCAGAAGAACACATTGTGGCAATAGAGTTCGATTATCAAAAAGACCACATTTATAAAATCAAAGAAGTACCAGGAAAAGGAAAATCAATTGCAAGAGATAGTCTTATTGCATTTGCTTGGGTTGGTGATTTAAGAGGATTAAACTTCTATCAAGGATCCAAGGCTTTACAAAAAGAAGCAATGACCAAATATGGTATTATAATAGAAAAATTAAGAACAGACGGAAATGAACAATTAGAAAATGGTTTAACGTTCTTGGTTAAATCATTAAAAGGTTATAGAGCTTTATCGCAATTTTTTAGGGACGGTGGAATTGATCCTTGGGGCGAAAAAGTAAAAGATAAATTCTTAATGTTAACACCAACAGAACAATTCCTTATTTCAAAAGAAAAAAGATTGTTTAAAGGATTTGAAGATTACAACGATATCACTAGACTTGTATTTGACCTTGAGACGACCTCTTTGGAACCAAGGGATGGTCGTATCTTTATGATTGGAATTAAAACAAATAAGGGTTATAGAAAAGTAATTGAGTGTTCAAACGATGATGAAGAAAGAAAAGGGATTGTTGAGTTTTTTAAAATCATTGATGAAATAAAACCTTCAATTATTTCTGGGTATAACTCAGCAAACTTTGACTGGTATTGGATTTATGAAAGATGTAAAATATTAAATCTTGATATTAAAAAAGTTGCAAAGTCACTTCACGGTGAAAGGTCAATTACACAAAAAGAATCAATATTAAAATTAGGAAACGAAGTTGAAAGTTTTACCCAAACTCAAATGTGGGGTTATAACATTATTGATATTATTCATTCAGTTCGTAGAGCACAAGCAATTAATTCATCAATCAAAGAAGCGGGTCTTAAATATATTACAAAATTTATTGACGCTGAAGCTAAAGACCGAGTGTATATTGACCACGATAAAATTGGTTCCTTATATAAAGAAAAAAACTTATACTGGTTAAATATTGAAAATGGTAAGTATAAGAAAGTTGGTGTTGATGAGAAAATAGATGAGGTATGTTCAAGAAGAACCGACATTTATATTCAAACAACTGGTGATGATATTGTGGAGCGTTATCTTGACGATGACTTGGAAGAAACCTTGTTAGTTGATGAAGAGTTCAACCAAGGATCATTCCTTCTCGCATCACTTCTTCCAACAACATATGAAAGGGTTTCTACGATGGGAACGGCAACAATCTGGAAACTTGTAATGCTTGCCTGGTCCTATAAGAATGGTCTTGCTATTCCGGCTAAAAAAGAAAAAAGAAACTTTGTTGGTGGATTATCAAGATTACTTAAAACAGGTTATTCAAAAGACGTATTAAAACTTGACTATTCATCACTTTATCCTTCCATTCAGTTAACACACGATGTATTTCCGGAATCAGATATAACTGGTGTAATGAAAGGACTGCTATCTTACTTTAGGGATACTCGTATTTTATATAAAAATTTGGCATCTGAATACAAATCAATTGATCAGAAAAAAGCAAAGTCATTTGATACAAAACAGTTACCGATTAAGATTTTTATTAACTCGTTATTTGGAGCTCTTTCAGCTCCACAAGTATTTCCTTGGGGTGATATGGATAAAGGAGAACAGATTACTTGTACCGGTCGTCAGTATTTAAGACAGATGTTAAAGTTCTTTATGAAACGAGGATATACCCCACTTGTGTGTGATACGGACGGTATGAACTTTTCTTTACCAGATGGTGGTGTAGAAGATAGAAGATATATTGGTCGTGGTCTTAACTGGTTGGTTAATGAAGGAAAAGAATATATCGGGTATGATGCTGATGTGGCCGAATTTAACGACCGATTCATGCGTGGCACAATGGGACTTGACTGTGACGGAACCTGGGATTCTTGTATTAACTTAGCTCGTAAAAACTATGCAACATTAGAACGTAATGGAAAAGTAAAACTTACCGGCAATACAATTAAATCTAAAAAGATGCCAAAGTATATTGAACTATTTTTGGATAAAGGAATTAAACTTTTACTTAATGGTGATGGACAGGCATTTGTTGAGTGGTACTACGAATACCTAGAAAGAATATTTGACCAAAAAATTCCACTTATGGATATTGCAAACAAGGCAAAGATTAAACAATCTATTGATGATTACATTAAAAGAAGTAAGACTAAAACAAAAGCGGGTGCTGAAATGTCAAGACAGGCACACATGGAACTTGCAATAAGAGAAGGTCTTAATGTTAATCTTGGTGATGTTATCTATTATGTAAATAATGGAACAAAGGCTTCACACGGTGATGTTCAGAAAGTGAATAAACCAAAGAAAGGATGGAATGATGAACAGCTAAAAACTTTTTTTTCTAATACAAAATTAAACCCAGAAACAACTGAATCAGTTATACAACTTAATTGTTATAGAATTGACCCCCAAGAATTAGAAAGTAATCCAGGACTTACTGGTGAATATAACATTCAAAGAGCAATTGCTACTTTTAATAAAAGAGTAGAACCATTACTAGTTGTTTTTAAAGAAGAAGTAAGAGATGGACTTTTAGTTAAAAATCCAGAAGACAGACCCTTCTTTACAAAAGACCAATGTGAACTAATAAATGGAGTACCGTTTGAAGAAAAAGATCAGGACGACATACAAAAAGACCTCATCGATATGGAACAAGGTGAAGTTGTTTTTTGGGAAAAGGTTGGTATTAATCCGGAATATATTTATGAATTAGCCGAAGATGGGTGGGAAGTATTGATTTAAGAAGTTTTTAAACCATCACTTGATGTGATATACCAATTACCTTCTACAAACTGAAATTGTACACAGGCTCCTTTTTCTAAAAGGAGCTCATCCCAATCTTCGTCAATCTGACCTACATCAGATTTAACAATAACAGTTGTTAAAGATTTTACAACAACTCTATTACTTTTTTCTGAATTTAATGTAACTTCACATTCATCAACACCTTTTACAATTAATATTGTTTCCTCATTTGTTGTATATGTTGTTGATGAAACAACTTTAGAAATATCTTTAATTGTCTCAACAATAATTTTAGGTTCAACCACTGTTTGTGTTTGATACTTTACAACATTCTTTCTTTCGGTGTTGTTAACTCTATTTATCATATTACATAAATTTGTCTTGGCATTGCCCTGAACTTCAGAGTCTTATTTAGATTTTCAGCAAGCGCTGCTTCTCTTTCCATTACTTTCTCTGGTTTTAATCTTGTAAGTCTTCCTTCGGCACCAATTAATTCTTCTATCAATTTTGATTTTTCATCTTTTGCTTCGGTACCCAAACTTTGCCATTCCATAGTAAGATCACCATCTGGTGTTTTTAAATTACCACTAAATTTACCTCTTACTTTTGAAAGTACTTCTTTACAATACGCTATAAACCATCTTCTAACCCAGATCTGTGCTGGATTATTTAAATCTTGCCAACTAATCTTATCAAAAGGAACATCAGATGGTAATTTAATAATATCTGGATTATCCTTTAAACATTTATCTCTATCTTCCGGACCAACATCATAATACCAATACCATACTCTTCCTTTTGTTAATGCTGTGTTTCCGAAATCAAATTTACCACCAGGTGTATTCATTAAGTGAATTGCTTTTTTTCCATCTGGTAAAGCTGTAATCCTATATGTTAAATCCCCAAGAATGATTCTTTTTTGTATGTTAATTTCTTGCATTCTTAATAGTGTATCAAAAGCTGGTGTTAAAAAATAACTACCTGCCATGTTACCCATTTGAGCGTATCCACCGACACCACCAAGTCCTCCACCACCAATACCACCAAAAGACCAAGGGTCAAATAATAGATTGTTCATTGTTGGCGGTGTAAACCACAATAATTCATTTATTTCTCTGTTTGCCGGGATTTCGTATATTTGTTGCCCTTTTTGTAGTTGTATATAATCTTTTTTCAAAACATAATCACCGCCAGCTTGTAGACCAACGATTTTTGAATAGGCGTATGTATATCTTGTTTCATAGTCTAAACTTCTAGTTGTGAAAGCTTTTGCTAAAGATTGGGTATCTAAATTTAGATTTTGTAGTGCTGTCCATTGAGATTCTATTAACCAGTCCTGAACATATTGAGAGTATTCATCTATTGAAAATTCAAGAAGTGTGTCCATTTGTTCGTCTTCTAACTCAACACTTCTTAATGGTGCTCCAAGTAGATGTCTAACTTTTCTATATAGGTTAGATCTTTCAGGTTCGTTAATAATTGACATATCGATTTTTTTATATAAATATCACAATAAATTATTTTAAACCGATAATTCTACCTAGGTCTAATTTGAATCTTTCATTTTTAGATAATTGTCTAATAATATCTTGTGGTATGTTGTCACCCAATCTACTAACACCATATTTACCACCAAATGAATTCATTAAATCAACTATTTTTATTGTTTCTGGAGTACTACTTAAAAAAGCAACATAATCATCTTGTGATAAAACTGGAAATTGTATATTACCAGTCATAGTTGGTTTGTAGTTTAAAACTTTTGAAGAAAATGTTATTGTTTGTGATCCTTTAGTTTTTGGTGCTGTTAACAACTCAGGTATTTTTGCAAGTTGGGTTAATTTATTTTTGTCAAAATAATATAAGTTAATTCTATTTTCACTACCAGATGGTATACCAATTAACATACCCGTAACTTCCTCCAATAGTTTAGTTAAAATATCTTCAGCACAGTTTCTAATATCTTGGTTTTTATGTTTAAGAATAAGTTCTAAAAAATTTGGGAATTGTGCTAATTTTAATAACTCTTCTTTATTTTCAGGACTACCATTATAGTTTATAATATAACTATTAACTGATTTTTTAATACTTTTTAAATTTATTTTTTCACTTGTATTTCTAATAATTTTACAAGATATTTTATCCCCATCAACAGTAAAAACATCATAAGGTGAATTTAAATTTGTTGCTAGCTGACCACCTAATAGACCAGAAATTAGGGCTTCAAAATCAAAACCTCTAGTCCTACTTTTAACAAACCTTTGAAAATAATTCTCAAATCTAAATTTTGATCTTTCCGAGACATTAGTTAAATTTAAAGTCATAAGTCCCTCAATTTTTCTATTAAAATTTAAAGATCCTCTTTCTATTTCAGCTGTAATAATATTATTAATTGCAGATTCAGCCGCCTCTGCATCTAGAGGAATTAATCTAATTTTTTGTAACTCACGGTTCATTAGTTTTTTAATGTCTTGACCTGTTTCTTCATTTTCTAAAAGAACTCTAATATAAGATTCTTTAACAATTTTTTTGTTTTTTAAAAGAAATAATTCATTAACAAATTCCCAATTCACATGGTCCCAAAAATTTCTGATATATTCATCTCTTTTGTTTCGATATCTTAAATAATAAGCATGTTCCCAAACATCAAGACCTAATAATGGATAACCACCATCTTTAATAATATTCATAAGTGGATTATCTTGGTTTGGTGTGGACATTACTTTTAATTTATTTCCTTTTGTTAAAACAAGCCAGGCCCAACCGGAACCAAATCTATCAAGGGCCACTTGATTAAACTCATCTTTTAATTTTTTTATATTTCCGTATTGTTTTTTTATTTTTTCATAAACTTCACCGTGAGGTTTTTGTTTTTTTGGTGATAACATTTTCCAAAAAAGTGCATGATTAAAAGCACCACCGGCATTATTTCTAACTTTATCATCAAATTTATTTATTGATTTGATAATATCCTCTAATTCAAGTTCTTTATAATTTTTTTTAGACAATGCGTCATTTAATTTTTTAACATAACCTTTATAGTGTTTGTTGTAATGTATATTCATAGTCTCAGGATCAACAAATTGTTTTATTGCTGAATATGAATACGGTAATTTCTCAATACCAATTTTTTTCATTTCAAGAAGAAAATTATTCTTTATTTCTTCTTTTTCTGTTAATAAAATTTGTTCATTTAATAATTGAACTTTATTCATTAATTTTGTTGTTGACTCAAAAACTAAAGATTGGTAGTCTGGGTATTCTTTTTCAAACATCTTGATTAACCTACCGGCAAAAGCATTTGCTTCATCTTCATTTTGACCACCAATATCCGGACCTCTTTCTCTACCCAAAACTAATCTTTGGTGAGCATGAACCCACTCATGAGCAAGAGTTCTCATAATATCTCTATTTAATCTATTTCTAGATAAAACTTTTATTTCACCATTCATATTTTGTGATCCTGTTGACATGACACCACTTTTCTTACCAAGAAATAAAATAGTTAAAGGATTTCCAACAGGATATTTTGAATTAATAAATTTTATAAAATCGTTGTACATTTTCTTGTCTTCTGACGAGAGACCAGAATCAATATGTTTTACAGTAACTTTCATTACAAATAAATACTATAAAGTTTAAAAGAAATTATGGTCGTTTGTTGATTAAGTTTAGGATTTCTTCTACAACATCACCAGATTCCTGAATCTCATCACCCATAACAGTACCAATAACTTTTTTCTTTTTATTTAGAATATCATAGATAACACCCTCAATAGTGTTTTCAAAAATTGGGTAATAAACAAGTACATTGTTTTTCTGACCATAACGATATGCTCTATCTTCTGCTTGGGCGTGTTCAGCTGGAACAAATGATAAGTCATTCATAATTACAACTTCAGCGGCAGTTAAAGTAAGACCAACACCGGCGGCTTTTAGGTTACCAACAAAAACTTTAATTTTTTCATTTTCCTGAAATTGGTCAACGGCATATTGTCTTTGTACTTTATTACAACTACCATCAAGGTATACAGATTCTTTTCCAAAATGATTATTAATTAGTTGTAGAGTGTCTGTAAAGTTTGTAAATATTATTACTTTTTTTCCTTGGTCTATAATGTTTTGTGCAAACTCAATTGTTTCTTTTACTTTTTCATTTGCAATCACCTTTCTAACTTTCATTAATTTTGAAAACTGAATTGTGAGTGAAGAAGACTCTTCCGATTTATTTTCCAACCAATCATAGTATTCACCCATTAAATCTTTATATTCTTTTGATGTGGTTCTTAAATAAACCGGTGTAATAATTTTATCTGGTAGATCTAAAACGTTTTCTTTTAACCTTCTTAAAATTTGTTTTGAAGTTCGATCCCTTAATTCTTCAAGATTTGACGCTCCGGTTACATTCCATATTTTTCTATTACCTGCTCTAAATTGAAATCCTTGACAATAACGAATTGCATAAGCCATCCAATTTTGAGCTACCGGACTTTCAATTATATTAAGGAGATTATAATAATTAATTGGTCTTGATGTCATTGGTGTTCCGGTTAACAACCAAACTCTTTTTATGTCTTTTACAAAGTTATTAATAATTTTTGTTCTTTGCGCTTGAGCATTTGAAACCATGTGTGCCTCATCCAGAATTACCAATTCAAAATTTGATTGTAATAGTAATGAATTTTCTTTATCCTTTGGGTCATGAAAGTTTTTTAATATGTCGTAATTTACAATAACAAAATCAGATTCAGTTGAAAATTTTTTACCTTCTGCAATATAACAAGATCTATCTGAATAATTTGCAATTTCTCGTTCCCAATTTATTTTAAGTGATGCCGGACAAATAATTAAAATTTTTTTTGCTTCGGTTTCAAGAGCCGCAATAATTGTTGATGTTGTTTTCCCAAGACCCATATCATCGGCCAAAATAAATCTTCTGGAACCAACAAGTTTTTCAATTGCTTCTTTCTGGTGTGATAGTGGTGGTCTGTGTTCGTATTTAGAATAATCAATATTAACTTCATCTACGGTTTGTGATTTAATTAATGATGACTTAGGTACCCAAAATTCCGATAAATCATCTTTCTCAAAAAACTTACCCCAAATATGATATGATTTATCTTTTTCAACAAGTAGTTTTTCAATATAAAGTTTTCCTGGTGTTTCAAGTAGGTATCTTTCTTGTGCAAACTTTTTAGCAAAATAAGGATCTAATTCAACCCACTTACGAGCAACCTTTGGTTTTGTGTCAAAATAATTTGTAACATACTCGGCTTGAGATCTTGTGGGGTAGAATTTTTTATTTGTTTCCTTTTTTGTTTTCATATAAAGAATGTAGTTATTAGCTCCACTATATGAGTCTAATAAATCCATTGCTTTAAGTTCTATTATTTGTTTTGTAATTTCCAAAATTATATACTATACATAAAAATAATAATAAAAACAATATTTATCAATAAAAAAGGTATGACAAATAAAGTTCCAATAACACGTCTTGGTAAATTCTTTGGTGACAATGATTTTAAATTAGAAATTGAAATGGGTCAAGAATGGTTAATTGGTGACATGAACTATACTTGTGTTCTTTACAGAGTTGATAGAATGAAAACCAAAACAGATGATGTTTATGGTGAAACAGTTTCAGACGGTGTTAAATTTTTACCACCAGTTGAATTTAATGCTTATGTTGCGATTGCAACTCCTGAAAATAAATTTCTTGGTTCTACTAAAATGGATCAGGTTGAACCCGGAAACATAACAATGTCTGTTTATTTAAAAACTTTAGAGGATCTTGAAATCGACATTCAATTTGGTGATTATGTTGGATATTACGATACGGAAAGTTTTGTTAGATATTATACAGTTGTGAATGATGGCCGTGTAACATCAGATATAAAACACACATACAAAGGGTTTAAACCATTTTATAGAACAATAATTGCAGCGCCTGTTGGGCCTAATGAATTTAGAGGATTATAATAATGCCACTACCAAAAAAAATTAAAAAAGATATTAGTTTAATTGAGAAGAAGATACTTCTTCCAAGAAGACATGAGATTGCAGATATGATTTCACAAGACGGAACATATCTTCCTAAATCTTTATTACACCCAGATTTAGATAGAGGGTTTTTAGATTTTGTTCGTGATGAATTAAAATGTGTTGTAGAAGGAAGAACAATTCCAATGGTTGATATTTTAATCACAACACAAAACTGGTCTCAATTTACTGAAACATGGGACTTTCAAAACATTGACAAAAATGTTGAACCTCCATTTATTGCCGTTGTTAGATCTCCTGAAGTTGAGTACGGTAATAACCCTTCAATTACAACATATACAATACCAAATAGGAGACAATATTTTTATGCTAAAGTCCAAACGTGGGATGGTCAAAGACATGGAATGGATATATATAAAATCCCACAACCGGTTCCTGTTGATATAAAATATACTGTCGTTATTGTCTGTAACAGAATGAGAGAATTAAATAGATTTAACCAAACGGTTATCACAAAGTTTTCATCCAAACAAGCTTATCAAGTTATTAAAGGACATTATATTCCAATAATAAGGGGAAACATATCTGACGAATCAGTAATGGATCTTGAAAAAAGAAAAGTTTATTTACAAAAATATGAAATGACGTTACAAGGTTTTTTAATTGATGAGGATGAATTTGAGATAAAACCGGCAATAACACGTACATTTCAAATCTATGAAACAGAAAGTCAAATTAAAAAACGTAAACCAAAAAAACCGGAACCACAAATAACCTCAACATATATACCAATGTTCCCTGTAGGTAATTTAGTTAGCATTCAAAAATTTGATTATACAGTAAATTTAAAATTATCTGAAAATAAAAATGTGGATTCTTTTCAAGTTTTCATAAATGACGATTTTTATGGAACAAGTGTTACTGAAATACAAATTAATACCGGTGACGAGTTAAGACTTGTTGTAACAAAAGATGATAACACAAAAGAATCAGATATTATATTTAATCAAGAATTAATTTAATTCTCACCATATATATCTTTTTTTTCTTTACACTTTTCTATTATTAAGTTTTCTAAAAACTTATACATCTTTATACCTCTTTTATCACAATACTTCTTTAAGATATCGTGAGACTCAACAGAGATCTTTAAATTTTTTATCTTTTTGGGTTCTTTATCCATAGGTAGAAAAAAGGTAGAAAAAAATCATACCAAGATATAAATAGTTTTAATTAAGTAAAGTTTTTGGGATAAATAACAATATTTATAATAAAAAATAAAATTAAAAATTTAAAAATTAAAACCTATGGCAACTAACAGTAAAGTATTTGTATCACCTGGTGTTTATACTTCTGAAGTGGATTTAAGTTTTGTAGCACAAAGTGTTGGTGTTACAACTCTAGGTATTGCTGGTGAGACCTTAAAAGGTCCCGCTTTTGAGCCTATATTCGTTAGAAACTTTGACGAATATCAAACTTACTTCGGTGGTACATCTCCTGAAAAATTTGTAAATACACAAATCCCTAAGTATGAAGCTTCATATATAGCAAAGGCTTATCTACAACAATCAAATCAATTATTTGTAACAAGAATTCTTGGATTATCCGGATATGACGCTGGACCATCTTGGTCTATAGTTACTAAAGCAAATGTAGACCCAACAACTGTTGACTTTGTTTGTTTTAGTGCTGTAACAGACCCAACCGACATTTGTAACACAATTTGTGTTATCCCAAGTGCTGTAACTTATACGGTAACATTTACCGGATGTACTAGTGGTATTGATACAATTTCATTTGAAACAAGTTTTACACCTGAAATTGAGAGTATTCTTGATGAACAGTATGAAAGTTTTGATGGGACAGTTGATACAATTGATAATGACATTAAAAGTTTAATAAGTAATGTAATTACAAGTGTTGATCCTTATACAACAAAAGACAATACAATCAGTTATTTTGGAACTATCTGGGGTGATGATTATGACACATTATCAACTGTATTTTCAGCTGAAACAAATGTATTCGACGTACCTTCAGTTTCAAGCGAATTAACAGACTATACATCACCATTCAACGACGCTTGGTATTATTCAACTTTTGATAATATTGGTGGTGGATCTTATTCTGGTTTTTCATTCTTTACCTATATTGAAGATTTAGAAATGATTGTACCTGTTACAACAACTTCCACAACTTTAACACCAACCCCAACTCCTTCACCATCACCGGTTAATCCTTGTGTTACACCAACTCCATTTGTTTCTCCAACACCAACACCAACTCCTGTTAATGTTGATTGTTTTTCCGGAACTGTTAGAGTTAAAGTATATTACTATAGTGGGACATCATTTACAGATTATGATGATTTAGTTGTTGGAACTTTAAGATCAAGAGGTATTGCAACTTATGAAAATGGAAATAACCCTGTTTATGAAGTATCAAATACTTCAAACGTTAATTTAAACATGACTGGACAATATGTTGGTGTTCTTAAAAACCCATACTTACCATTCGCAGTTAATGTGACTAACGATTCAGGTACTAATTTTATATTTGAAACCTCATTTGCACAATCGGATTCACAATATATTGCTAAAGTATTTGGTGGAACTAATTTTGGTAAACCAAGACAATCCACACCATTATTCTTAGAGGAAAGATACCAAGCGCTTTTAAACTACGGTTGGAGAAAAGGATTTATTAGGGGATTGAGTTCTAATTTAGTAAAACTAGATTCTGCACAAAGTGCTGACCCACAATCTATCGGATGGTATTTGGACAAATATCAATCACCAAGTTCACCTTGGGTTGTGTCTGAATTAAGAGGTACAAAAACATTTAATCTATTTAAGTTCTACACAATTTCTGATGGTAATTCAGCAAACAGTGAAGTTAAAATCTCATTTATTAATTTATCATTTGCAAATAGAACATTTGATATTTTAGTTAGAGATTATTATGACGTAGATTCAAACCCAGTTGTACTTGAGAAATTTACAAACTGTTCTATGGATCCATCACAAAATAACTTTGTTGCTAAAAAGATCGGTACACTAGACGGTGAGTATGAATTGAATTCAAAATACATCATGGTTGAAATGAATGAAGACGCACCAGTTGATTCAATTCCTTGTGGATTTGACGGTTATTCATTTAGAGAATACGCTGGAGCTAGATCACCATTCCCTATTTATAAAACTAAATATGATTTCCCAGGTGAAGTAATTTACAATCCACCATTTGGATTATCTTCTGGTGGTGATGATGCGATTAGATCTTCTGGTGACAATATTAGAAGAACCTATCTTGGATTTTCAAATAACATTGGATTTGATACTAGTTTCTTTGAATATAAAGGAAAGAGAAATCCAATTACAACTTGTGACTTAGAAGGTGGTGAGTGGGCTTACAAAACAAGAGGTTTCCACATGGACCAATTTGCTAGTGGTATTACAATTTCTAGTGGGTTTGCAACAAGTGGAACACCAAAATATTACGTAGGTGCAGCTTCTTTCTCATCTGAACCAACAAATATTAATAGCCCATACTACAGATTATTCTCAAGAAAATTCACAATGCTTGTTAATGGTGGTTTTGATGGATGGGACATTTATAGAGAATATAGAACAAACGGTGATAGATATGTATTAGGTCGTCAAGGATTCTTAAATGGTGCTTGTGTTTCTGACAGATATCCGGATGCTAAAGGTTGGGGTGCGTTTAAACAAATCACAATCGGTGATGGAACTGTTGACTACGCAAACACTGACTACTACGCATATTTGTTAGGTATTAAAACATTCGCTAACCCAGAAGCTGTTAACATCAACGTATTTGTATCTCCAGGAATTGATTATGTAAACAACGGTGATTTAGTTGAGGCAACAATTGACATGATTGAAAATGAGAGAGCTGATTCATTGTATATTACAACAACACCTGACTACAATATGTTTGTAGCGTCAACAACTGAAGGTGATAATTCAATCTACCCTCAAGAAGCTGTTGATAATTTAGAAGAAAGAGGGATTGATTCTAACTACACCGCTACTTACTACCCATGGGTATTAACAAGAGATAGTGTAAACAACACACAAATCTATATTCCGGCTACAGCTGAGGTTACAAGAAACTTGGCACTTACTGATAATATTGCATTCCCTTGGTTTGCGGCGGCAGGTTATACTCGTGGTATTGTAAATTCAATTAAAGCTCGTAAGAAGTTAACACAAGAAGACAGAGACGTACTTTATGTTGGTAGACTAAACCCAATTGCTACTTTTGCTGATGTAGGTACAGTAATCTGGGGTAACAAAACTCTTCAAGTTAGAGAGTCTGCACTTGACAGAATTAACGTAAGAAGATTGTTACTACAAGCTCGTAAATTAATATCTGCTGTTTCTGTAAGATTGTTGTTTGACCAAAACGACGAACAAGTAAGACAAGACTTCTTGAATGCAGTTAACCCAATCTTGGATGCGATCAGAAGAGATAGAGGTTTATACGACTTTAGAGTTACAGTTTCAAGTGATACTGAAGATTTAGATAGAAATCAATTAGTTGGTAAAATCTATATCAAACCAACAAGATCACTTGAATTTATTGACATCACATTCTACATCACTCCAACTGGAGCTTCGTTTGAAGATGTGTGATAAAAATAAGAAAATAAGAAAATGGGGGTCACTGATCCCCATTTTTTATTTAATGTAATATTTATTAATATGAATTATAGAAAAATAGTTAAAAGATTAATTAATGAAATTATAGATGATCAGAATTCACCTGTAATGAAATACTACGCTTTTGATTGGGATGATAATCTTATGTTCATGCCAACAAAAATTTATTTAAAAGATAAAAATGGTAAGAGTGTTGGAATGTCAACAGAAGATTTTGCCGAACATAGAACTGATATTGGAAAGAAAGATTTTAAATATGAAGGTCATGTTATTGTTGATTTTGATAAAGAACCTTTTAGAGATTTTAGGGTAACTGGTGACAAAAAGTTTCTTGAGGACGCAATGAAAGCACCAACAGGACCAGCATGGGATGATTTTGTTGAGGCGATTAATAAAGGTTCAATATTTGCAATTATAACAGCAAGAGGTCACACACCTTCAGTGTTAAAAGAAGCAGTATATAAATTAATTAAATCTAATAAACATGGACTTGATTCATCAGAATTAGTAAAAAACTTAAAAAAATATAGAGAGATTGCAGATGAAGATGATATGTCTAATGATGAACTTATTAAAACTTATTTAGATATGTGTAGATTTCATCCCGTATCATATGGTGCTGGCTCTGCCACAAATCCTGAACAAGGAAAAATTGATGCAATGGAAGAGTTTATAAGATACGTTAAAAGAACTTCACACAAGTTACAGAAAAAAGCATTTATGAAAAATAAAATAGGAAATTATTTTACACCATTTATTGGTTTTTCAGATGATGATGTAAGAAATGTAGAAAGTATGAAAAAACATTTTGAGAAAAAAGATGGTAATATTTTAAAAACTTATTTAACAGCAGGAGGTAAAAAAAGATTATATTAATTAAGTTATTTTATAATAGAAGAATATTTTATAAAAAACGAAAGTAAATAGAAAAATTTTTATCCAACTTATATTTATAATAAAAAACAAAATAAATAAAAATTAAAAAAAATAGAAATTATGGCTGATTTGTTAATGAAAATGCCTATTCCTTACGAACCAAAACGTAACAATAGATGGATTTTAAGATTTCCTTCATCATTGGGGATCAATGAGTGGTACGTTGAAAGTACGTCAAGACCTAAATTATCAATAAACTCAGTTAAGATTCCTTTCTTAAATACTGAAACTTATGTTGCTGGTAACTTTACCTGGGGTGAACTTGCTGTAACATTTAGAGATCCAATTGGACCTTCTGCAACTCAAGCGGTTATGGAATGGATTAGAACTTGTGCTGAATCTGTAACAGGTCGTATGGGTTATGCCGCTGGTTACAAGAAAAACGTTGATCTTGAGATGTTGGACCCAACCGGAGTTGTTGTCGAGAAGTGGATTTTAGAAGGAGCTTGGTTAAAAGGTTATGATGGTGGTTCACTAAAATATGGTGGAGACGAAATCGCAACAATATCTTCAACTATTGTAATGGATAGATGTATTCTTGTTTATTGAGTTTTACCAAAAACTATCTATCCAAAACAAACTTTGTTATATTCCCATATATTTATATGTATGGGAATTTTTATTTGTAATTTATGTGATGATAAATTTAATACAATAAATAGTATTAGAGCACATTCAATTCAAAAACATAAGATATCGGCTGAAGACGTTTATATCAAACATGTATTAAATGATATAACACCTAAATGTGAATGTGGTTGTGGTGAAAAACCACCATTTATGTCGGTAACAAAAGGATTTTCAAGATTCATACAATCACACCACAATAGAGTCAAAGGTAAAAATAATTTTCATAAAAATCCAGAAACACATAAGAAAGCAATTGAAACACAAAAAAAAAATTGGAAAGAAGGAAAATATAAAGGATGGTGGGAAAATAAAACACCAGAAACTATTGAAAAAATTAAAGGTATTAAAACTAAAATTAAAAACAATAAAGAAAGATCTAAAAAAATTTCTGAAAAATTAAAAGGTATTCCAAAAACGGAGGAAAGTAAAAAAAAATTATCTGAAACCCAGAAAAAAAGATATATTAATAACCCTAATTTAAAATTATTATATTCTGAAAATAGGGTTAAATGGTTAAAAACAAAACAAACTAATAAGAAAACAAAAGTAGAAACTAAATTTGAAACATTATTAAATTTATTAGATATTAAGTTTATTTATCAATATGAATTTAATCATAGATTATTTGATTTTTATCTACCAAATAGTGATGTGTTAGTTGAAGTTGATGGGGATTTCTATCATTGTAACCCAAATTCAAAACACAATGAGGTTATTTACGAAACTCAAAAACTAACAAAAAAAAATGATAAATATAAAAATGAATTATGTCAAAACCACAACATAACTCTTTTAAGATATTGGGAAAAAGATATTAATGAAAGACCAGAGTGGGTTATTTCAGATTTAAAAATAAAATTAGGTTTACAAAAAAAATAAATAAAATATTATTATAATAAAAATAAAATTATGGATCAAGATTTAATAAATTACGGACAACAAAATTTTTCATTACCACATGATATTGTTCCTTTACCTTCTGGTGGTATTTTTTATAAATCAAAAAAGAAATCAATCAAAGTTGGTTATCTAACGGCAAGTGATGAAAATATCCTTGCAAATATGGATGGTAGAAAATCAATTAATGAAGCAATTGTAATTCCATTGTTAAGAAGTAAAATTTATGAACCAGATATTAGACCTGAAGAACTTTTAGAAGGTGATGTTGAGGCTATTTTATTATTTTTAAGAAACACATCATTTGGTCCTGAATATAATGTTATCACAACCGACCCAAAAACAAAACAACAATTTGAATCTTCAGTTATGTTAGACGAACTAAATATTAACAAATCAAAAGTTGAACCAGGTGAAGATGGGTTTTATTCTGTTAAATTACCAATGTCTGGTGCAAATGTTAAATTAAGACTTTTAAGTTTGATGGATACAATTAATATTGATAATATTGTTGAAAAATACCCAAAGGGTTATGCCGCACCAATTGTAACAACAAGATTAAGTAAAATGATTGTTGAGGTTGATGGTAATACAGATCAAGGTGAAATCGCATTATTTTGTCAAAACATGCCAATAGGTGATTCCAAATTTATTAGAAAATTTATGAAAGATAATGAACCTAGATTAGACCTAAATAGATCAGTTATAGCCCCGTCTGGAGAAAAGGTAGATGTTACAATCGCCTTTGGGGTGGAATTTTTTCGG